GTCTAATGTTATGTGAAAATATCTGCACAGCTTGATTAAAGTAGAAAGCTTTATATTATCGGTGCCTTTTTTATAGAAGCCGTCAATTGTTGTGTAAGGAATTCCGCTTTCTTTTGATAATGTGCTTTTGTTTATTCCCTTTTCTCGCATTAAAGAATCGAGTTTTTCCGTAAAATTCATAGTTTTTCCTCCCTATGATATAAACAATATCACATAAATCAAAACAAATCAATAATTTTTTACCCCGCGCCGTAAAAAAGTGTTGACATTTTACGGTATGGGGTATATTATATACCTATAAGTTACCCTGTGAGGTAAAATGGAGGTGAAAAACATGTTTGACAACCTTAAAAAGGCGCTGCGAGAAAAGTACATAACCGTGCCCATGTACGCGAAAATAATTAGGGCGTGCGAATCTTCAACTCGGCACAAATTAAATGGTGAAACTGAATTCACTTATTCAGAGATAGCCGCTACGTCTGAATTTTTCCCAGAATATAGGCTTGAATGGCTTTTTAATCCAGGTAACCAGAAATCGGCTTAGTTAGATTATTACCAAATTAAACTGTTTAATCCTAGTAGCATAATTTGTGCACAACCACGACAGTCTTCTTCTGCTCTATGATACAAAGCTGGGGAATAACCGATTTTATCAAGTACAGTTTTCAATTTATAATTCTCCAGCCCAGGCAAAAGCATTTTTGCTATGGAAATTGTATCAACATAATTCCAATAAACTTCTATGCCTAAACGTCTAGAAGTAGTTTCTAAAAAGCCGACGTCAAAGTTTGCATTGTGTGCAACTAAAATTTTACCTGACAAAAACGACAAGATTGTCGGAAGAGCTTGTTCAATAGAAGGTGCATCCAGAACCATTTGATTGTTTATCCCGTTTATATTTGTCGCAGCAGCTGGAATGGAGATGTGGGGGTTAATAAGCATAGTTAATCTTTCACATTCCTGCCCGTTGACGTATCTAATCCCGGAAAACTCGATGATTCTGTCATTGAGCCTATCTAAACCTGTAGTTTCAAGGTCTATAGCTATAAATTCAGAGTACGAAGGTTCTAACCACTTTTTATTAAAAATACTGACGATTCTGGATTTTTTTTCGCATAAAATCGCGCGGTACTCTGTGTATCGATCATTTAACTTTTGCAACCGCAAAACTTCGTCCTCTGTGCTCTTCCATAAGTTATCAAATTTTGTTTTTTCGTTATTTGCAACACAGCCATACTTAATAAAAAGGTCGGCTTTTTTAAGCCTTTGCATCTTCATACGTAAATAAAACAAGCTGTTGGAGACCTCGTGCTCGCTCGTTGTGGTTCGACCAAATGGGGCCTGGAATCGAGTATAGCGCCGAAACTTGTCTTCTGCTTTTTCTGTAATATCGAAAAGATAAATTTTTTTATATGT